AACGGATGGTGTGGGAACTAAATTATCTCTTGCACATATATGGGATATTCATGAAAATGTTGGGAGAGATTTGGTTGCAATGTGTGTGAATGATGTAATCACTAGTGGAGCAGAGCCATTATATTTTTTAGATTATATTGCAACTGGTAAATTAGAACAAAAAAAACTATCACAAGTGGTTGATGGAATATCAAAAGCGTGTATTGAAGCAGGATGTTCTCTTCTTGGTGGTGAGACAGCAGAAATGAATATAATGTATTCTGATTTAGAATATGATCTTGCAGGATTTTGTACAGGTGTTGTTGAAGAAGAAAACTATCTAGATGGTAGATTAATAAAAGATAAGGATATAATTATTGGTATCGAAAGTAGTGGTTTGCATAGTAATGGATTTACATTGATAAATGAAATGTTATGGAGACACACAATATCATATAAAGATGTTCCTGAGATTGGAACTCCCACTCAATTATATGCGAGTGTTGTAAAAGATTGTTTAGAAAATAGTTCAACTATAAAGGGTATGGCACATATTACTGGGGGAGGATTACAAGAAAATATACCAAGAATAATACCAAAAGGATTGGGTGTTCGTATAAATTATGATGCTTGGCCATTACCAAGAATATTCTATAAAATTATGATGGCAGGTGAGATTACACCCGAAGAAATGAAACGAGTTTTCAATCTTGGTATTGGATACTGTATAGTTACTTCACCAGAAGGTGAAGAAAATTTACATAACATTATTAAACAAAATGGATTAAAATCTTGGACAATTGGTAATGTTGTGCTATAATGATTATAATAACGTAAAAAAATGTCAATCAAACTTACGCTACTCAAATCTGGTGAAACTCTTATTTCAGAAATGAAAGAGTTAGTTGCTGAAGATAAACAACAGGCACACGCATATTTACTCGAAAATCCTCATATAGTGGAAATTAGAGAAAAATCTTTTCTAACTGAAGATGAAAAGAAAAAAGGTGATTTTGGTATCGATGTAACCTTAATACCTTGGATTGTTTTGTCTGCTGACAAAAAAGTTATAATCCCAGTAGATATTGTGACTACAATAGTTGAACCTCTCTCCTCTGTCAAACAGATGTTTATAGATAAGAGTGAGGCATTTAGTATTAAGGAGGAACAAAATGATTAAGTGTGTGCTTGTAGATGTTGATACAGTCCTCATCTCAGAAGTTGTAGAAGTGGATGCAGAACTTGGAGATCCAAATTGTAAATTAGTAAATCCATACTTGTTTAATAGTATTGATGATATGAAACCTTGGAAGTCTGAAATTACAAATCAAACAGAATTTATGATAAGATCAGAAGATATATTGACAATCGCAGATCCCACTGGTACAGTAGTAGACAAATATACTGAATTGACTTCGTAATGAATAGTGATACTCTCATCGCCAGAGGTAGATTAACAAAATCAAATTCGCTTGATTTACCTGTAGAGTGGAAAGAAATAATTGACCCTGATAGTGTGACAGTACATCTTACACAGATTGCAACTTCGCAGGATTTGATTGTGTATGACTATATATTTTTTGAGAATAAAATATTTGTCAGGTCTGGACTCGGACCCGATACTGAGATAGACTGTTACTATATTGTTTTTGCTGATAGGAAGAAAGAATGAGATTTTATACAAACGTTCAGATGGTTGGAGATCATTTTCTCGTTCGTGGTTATGAAGATGGTAAGCACTTTGCAACTCGTGAAAAGTTTTACCCCACATTATTTGTAGATTCAAAAAGAAAAACAAAATATAAAACACTTGATGGTCTTCCCGTTGAACCAGTTGAACCTGGCACTGTTCGTGATTGTCGTGAGTTTATCAAGAGATATAATGAGATTGATAATTTTAATATCTATGGTAATGAAAGATATATCTATCAATACATATCTGAAAAATATCCAGAAGTAGAAGTCAAGTTTGACACAGAGAAGATAAAGTTAACCACAATTGATATTGAGGTTGCATCAGAAAATGGTTTCCCTGATGTAGAATCTTGTGCGGAAGAAGTATTGTTAATTACTTTACAAGATTATGCAACAAAACAAATTCGTACTTGGGGTCGTGGGGGTTTTAATAATAAACAAGAGAACGTAATCTATAAAGGATTTGATACAGAGTATCAACTTCTATCTGACTTTATTAACTGGTGGATGATTGAAGAGAATACACCAGAAGTTATTACAGGTTGGAATAGTAAGTTGTATGATATTCCATATCTTTGTCGTCGTATTGATCGTATATTAGGTGAGAAACTTAAGAAAAGAATGTCACCTTGGGGTTTAGTAACCGAGGAAGAAACATATATTTCTGGACGTAAACATTTATCCTATGATATTGGTGGTGTGTCGCAGTTAGATTATCTTGACTTGTACAAGAAGTTTACTTATAAAGCACAAGAATCATATCGATTAGATTACATTGCGAGTGTTGAACTTGGGCAGAAGAAACTTGATCACTCAGAGTTTGATACATTCAAGGACTTCTATACGAAAGGTTGGCAGAAGTTTGTCGAATATAACATTATTGACGTAGAACTGGTTGACCGTCTTGAGGATAAGATGAAGTTAATTGAACTCGCATTGACGATGGCATATGATGCAAAAGTCAATTATGAAGATGTGTTCTATCAAGTGAGAATGTGGGATACAATCATTTACAACTATCTCAAGAGAAGAAACATTGTCATTCCACCAAAAAATCGTTCAGATAAAGCAGACAAGTATGCAGGAGCATATGTTAAAGAACCAATACCTGGAAAGTATGACTGGGTAGTGTCTTTTGATTTGAATAGTCTATATCCGCATTTGATAATGCAATATAATATTTCTCCAGAAACATTACTCGACACAAGACATCCATCAGTTACGGTTGATAAAATACTTGCTGAAGAAGTAACCTTTGAAATGTATAAGGATAATGCAGTGTGTGCAAATGGTGCAATGTTCCGAAAAGATGTTCGTGGGTTCTTGCCAGAACTGATGGAGAAGATGTATAACGAAAGGGTTATCTTTAAAAAAAGAATGATCAAAGCAAAGAAAGCATATGAAAAGACACCATCAAAAGACCTTGAAAAAGAAATTGCAAGATGTAATAATATTCAAATGGCAAAAAAGATCTCCCTTAATTCTGCTTATGGTGCTATTGGTAATCAATATTTTCGCTATTACAAACTTGCCAACGCAGAAGCTATTACATTATCTGGTCAGGTTTCTATTCGTTGGATAGAAAACCGTATGAATGCATACTTAAACAAAATTTTAAAAACGGAGAATGAAGATTATGTCATTGCTAGTGATACTGATTCTATCTACCTTAATCTTGGTCCTTTGGTGGAGGTCATATACAAAGGGAGAGAGAAGACTGCTGAAAGCGTTGTGTCGTTCCTTAATAAGATCTGTGAGATGGAATTTGAAAAGTATATTGAGAGTTCTTATGAAACGTTGGCCAAGTACGTAAATGCATACGACCAGAAGATGTTTATGAAACGAGAGAACATCGCTGAACGTGGTATCTGGACTGCAAAGAAAAGATATATTCTAAACGTATGGGATAGTGAAGGTGTTCGCTATGATGAACCTAAACTCAAGATGATGGGTATTGAGGCAGTCAAGTCATCAACCCCTGCACCTTGTCGTAAATTAATTAAAAATGCACTCAAGTTGATGATGAATGGAACAGAAGAAGATGTGATTGATTTTATTGATGAGTCTCGAAAACAATTTAAAAAACTACCACCAGAAGAGATTGCATTTCCTCGCACTGCATCAAATGTTCAGAAGTATAAATCACATTCTATGATTTATGAAAAGGGAACTCCTATACATATACGGGGTGCATTATTGTTTAATCATTATGTGAAAGAGAAAAAGTTAGACAATAAATATTCACTCATCAGTAATGGAGAGAAAGTCAAATTTCTTTACCTACAAAAACCAAATATCATTCAAGAGAATGTAATATCATTCATTCAAGACTTTCCTAGAGAACTTGGACTTGAGAAGTATGTTGATTACGATTTACAATTCGATAAAAG